TTGCTCTTGGTCATAACTAACATCTTGATTTTCATTTCTAGTAACATATACTTTTGCAACATTTCCGTATTTAGGTGGTATGTTCATCACTCTAGCTTCATAATCTTCTTTTGTAACACATCTGTTTTGTGTTGTGAAAAATGCTTTTGCTTTTTCTTTTATTTCATCTGTGGTTTCTTCATCTTTACCACCACGAGCTGGATATTCATTTGTTACAGTTAAATCACCAATAACAGCACCACTACCACCCAATGTATTTCCAGAAGATATAGTTGTTAAATCAGAGGTAGGAACATTAGACTCAATACCTCCACCAATTC